CTATGAGGCTTCCTGAGTCGGCTTGCCAGGCAACGTGGGCAAGGCCGGATTGGACAGAGCCACATGGTGATCACAGAGGGCATTGAGTGCCCGTGACAGCTTCCGTGCGTGAGCGATACCAGCGGGCAAGCCGTGCCCCTGGACCAGGTCCAGCCGTTGCCTGGCATCCCCGATGCAGGCGAGTGCGCAGTACCGGGGGATGTCCTCCCTGGAGAGACGCTGAGCCAAGATCTCTACCTCCGGGATAGCCAGCATGATCATGCCCCTGAGAGTGAGGATCAGGGTCTCCAGCTCTTCCCACGTGGGGAGTTGAGCGTCCGGCCCGAGAAGCCTGAGGGACGTCTCTCGCATGGTCTTGATGTCCAGGGGTGCCTGTGTCCGCTTCTCCGGAACGGCGGGCAGAGCGCTACGGTTCGTCATGGTCGACTCCTAGCTAGTCGGCTAGCCCCGGATCACGCTGCATGTGGTCCGGGGCCTTTGCGTTCAGGGGCCACGCGCACGCGTGACCAGACCGAGCGTCCGCCCCCTGAAGGGACGTATCTCGTCCATGGGCAGGGACACTTGAGGTGTCTCGGGGCTACCTTGGAAAAAGCCCAAACGTCCTCGGGGGAAGCCTTGAACACATCGCTACGACAAGCTATGGACGCTGCGGATCAGTCACCGCGCCGGTTGGCTGCCCGCATCGGGGTAACCGGGAAGACCATTGAGCGCTGGTTGGCGGACGCTGATCTAGTGCCCCATGCTCGGAACAGGCAAGACGCTGCACAGGTGTTGGGAGTAGATGAGGAAATGCTCTGGCCCAAAGCCGTCAGGGAACGGATCAAGACGGGTGGAGACCTGGAGATCGTTCAGTCCTACCCCTACCGCTCTGCGGCCCCTTCCACCCTGTGGGCAAGCTTGATCGAAGAGACAGAAGATGATCTCTTCCTGAGCGGATACACGAACTACTTCTTCTGGACGCAGGTCCCCGCCTTCTCTGCCCTCTTGCGCCGGAAGACCAAGTCTGGTGTACGCGTGCGGTTTCTCCTAGGTGACCCAAACGGGGAAGTCACCCGACAGAGAGAAGTCATTGAGGACGTTGCTCTAACAGTCTCCACGCGCATTCACATGACGCTTGAAGAGCTAAGACGCCTAGGAGACCTAGACGGCTTGGAAGCGCGCTTCAGTGCGGCTGAGGATGCGGTGAATCACGTGTCTCTCTCGGTCTTCAGGTTTGATGACCACTCGCTAGTAACTCCCCACCTAGCTAGGCTAGTTGGACACGACTCTCCGTTGATGCACCTCCGGCGAGTCAAGGAAGGCGGCATGTTTGACCGCTTCTCCGAGCATGCAGAAGAGTTGTGGAGTCGTGCAGTGCCGATCGGCTGAGCGGCTGGAACACAAAAGAGGGAGAGGCCCCGCCCACTGGGTCTCTCCCTCTAGCTATGTGAGGGCTACTTCATTCACCCAAGTTGAGAGCACCAATCACGCGCATAGCTACCTCTACCGGTGTTGCGTGTGGGTACTCGGCACGAATCTTCTCGTACATGTGGTTCTCGTATGTGTCATGTGCGAAAGCGTCAAAGTCGTCTGCGTACATCGGTCTACTCCTAGTGTATGTGTTGGCTTCACCCTCTTTCGTCGCCTAGACCGGCTTGTTCCTTGTTGCTAATAGCTATTCTATCAAGAACTTGATAACACGCTTTCGGCTACTCTCGTACAAACGATAAGGCCCCTGGGGGACTGGAGTCCCAGGGGCCTTCTCGCTTGTTACCCTTACCGAAAGGATGCCTACAGCTTACCAAACAAACGGTTACCCGCTTTCGGCTACGCAACCACACCAAGAGTTATCTGTGCGCGCTTCTGATTAGCAATCAAACCTACAGTGTGCCGGATTCGAGGATAGACGTTCTTGTAGACGCACCTATCACATGCAGGTTTACGGGAACGGGCGTGATGGTGCTTACACGTTGTCTCGGCTCGGTAAGCCTCCCAAATACCCTTTGACCCCTTGGTGAGGTATTCCTCCCGTCCAGGATTAATGTCTGCGATCTGTACATCTGCGTACCCCATCAACTTCCTACCTGAGAGGGTTAATGGCTGAAGGGCTACTAACGGGAGCTTGAAGCGCCGTGCAGCCAACTCAGCAACCAGGGTTAACGCGTAGCCGTAGCCCTTACCTCTGTACTCCTTCGCGACATACAGAGCATCGATACCAATCCTGTCATCTTCCAATGGCCTTAGAGTGAGGAAACCTGCTGGTGTTCCATCGGTGTGAGCCAACAGATAAGTGGGACCCCAGAGAGATAAGCAATCCCCTGGCTGTGGATTCTCAAGAGAACGCTTGATGTCCAGATCAGTCAGAATATCTAGGTGTTCTGGGTTGTCGATATCAACGACGACTATCTGATGCGGAGGAAAGGCTAATGCCTCTAACTCGTCTAATAAGTCATCTTCACTCTTCATGGATACTCCCTTAAAGGGGCCTGGATACCAGGCCCCATAGTGAATTGGTTAACGGACACGCAGAATGTTTGTCTTGAGTCGGACACCGAACCACTTGGCTGGCTTGTGGTAGTCACTACCTGTCCTCTTCAGCTTGTACTTCTCGGCAAGCATCTTGTTAAACGCTCGCTGCCCCTTCAGCTGATCACTGTTCCGGCCGAATTCTTCCTCTACGTAAGTCTTGTAGGCTCCGTAGACGTCAGAGATAAGTGCGGTTGCATCCTCGTTATCCTGGTCAATCTCTACACAGGCACTCATGAACCCTGCCTCTGCATCGTTCTCTTCCAGAGAGGCGGTTGCGGCGGCTTCTAGGTCTGCTGGAACCTTCAAGCCGTGCATAAGGTAGTCGCGCGTACCCTCAAGAACCCAGTTGAGAATCCCAGAGGCTTCCTGGTTGTAGAAGTACTGGTCTACTCGCGCATGGTCCATGCTGCGGAAAGAGTCCCAAACCATTCCAGGCACAATCACGTCCCAGTTGACGAGAAGGAAACGACGCTTCATAGAGTTGTCGTTGCGCATCTGAGGGATGTGGTTAGTACGAATCCAGATGGTGTACTTAGGTGTGAAGTCGAAACCAGTCTCACCCTTGCGCTCGGTGTGGATCTCATCACCTCCGGTGTGCTCCTTCAGTGCCTCTTCATTCAGCTTGTGTTCACCTAACTCATCGAAGTAGACGATTCGGTTACCCGTCCAGTTGGCAGCGTCGAAACGTGCTGTAGTGCCGCTACCGGCCTGGAAGACTCGGGTAGCTCCCTTGGTTACGTACGTACCTAGGACAGCGTGGAGAACCTGAAGGAAGACACCCTGTCCAGCTCCACCAGCACCCTTGTTCAGAATGAAGACCTGTTCACGGACTTCCCCAATAGCACTCATTCCGGCGAGACGCTTTAGGTAGGCGCGGTGCTCAGGATCCGGCATGACGAATTCTAGGAACCTTTCCCATTCAGCACAGGTAGCGTCTGGGTTGTATGCCGCCCCAGTGATCTCCGTGCAGAGATAAGAAGAGTCATGCGGTAGAAGCTCACCAGTAGTCAGGTTTACAACACCAGTTGGTGTGTTGATCTGGTACGGGTCCTTGTCAAACTCATCTACAGAGCAGTAGAGAGCTTCACGTCCCGGAAGACGCTGAACAGTCTGATTGACTGCGTAGGTGGACCTCTGCTTCTGTGCCCAAGAGACGAATGCTTCCCTGTGTGTCTTCTTGTCCTTCTTCCCCTTCTCGGAAGCTGGGTAAGAATCTGCGCTGTAGAAAGGCCCCTCAGTCTTAGCGATGTTCTTAAGGACGTCTTCCACCACACCAGAGACGCGAGACTTAGTGGCTGGTAACCAGCGGGTACTGTTCCACATGAGGAACTGTTCCCTGTCAGGGTCATAGCGAAGGATGTGTCCTGCGTGGAAGATGACTCGGTCTGCATTACCAAAGTCGTCCTGAGTGAATGCAGCCACAATGGAGCGGTCATCAGAAAGAGCGTCGTCTAGGGGATCAGGGTCAGCTAAAGCTGCCCGCATACCCGAGTCAATGGACTTCAGAGAACGGCTCTGGGGGTGGTTGCCTTCCTCGCACGCGTCTTCCAGGTGAACGTGTGCGTCTTCTTCGTCAAGTACGCCATGGAAGACCAGAGAGAACAGAACGCGAGACGCTGTGTAGATCAGGTTATTCTGATCACCATCCTTGGCACTACGAACGCGGTCCGTCCAGTAGTCGACAGTCTTCTCTACAAGTTCAATCTGACCCTGAGTCAGGTTGGCAGGGTTGTACTCCTGACGCTGGTTCTGGCTCAGAAGCCGGGATGTTGGATCCCACTTCTTACTGGTCTGGTAATCCCAGATCTTGTCTAGAAGCCACTGAGGGGCAGTCTGAGGCTCCATGGTGTTGACGGCTGTGTACGCCTTACGTACACCCTCAGCGTCTGTGTAATGGGATGGTGGAACGATGTGGTATCCACCACCGGCCTTAATGTCGATACCAGGCCACAGCTTGTTGTGAATGCTCTGGAACTCAAAGTCAGGCATCTTGAAGACGAGATGAAGACCCGTGGAGGGGGAACGGTTGATCTCAGTCTCAATCTCGCCGTGCTCCTTCACGAGAGTCTTGTAAGAGCCTTCTCCTCCATTCTTGGGGTCATACTCCATTACGAAGATGCCGGTAGAGCTTCCGGTAGGTACACCAAGAAGCGTGCACTCTGGGTGCTCTTCAAGCCACTTAGAAACCTGGTCCAGGTCATCAGTAGCGGCGTAGAAGCCGTGGCAGAGCCCACCAGTCTTAAGGCACTTGCATACAGCGCGGTGAGCGGGTGTGGTTTCTCCCCTGCATTCATCGCAGTTTGCGTAAGGCATCTTGTTACCGGCGATGAGGAATACACTGCGACCCTTGGCAATAAGTACCTTGGCCCCTGCTAGTAAGTCCTGTGAGTTATTCATAGCGCTTCTGTCTCCTTAGGTAATCGCGCTGGTGCTACTTGGATGGGGTACCTACGTACCCAGGTGGGTTGATGTTGTGCTTCTCTAGGTGGGCCCGTAATGCCTGCCTGATCACTTCCGAGATGGGGACTCCCTGAAGGTTGGCTAGGCATGTCGTCTCGTCTGCCATCCACTTAGGCACTCGGGCCTGAAGGGTGGGGTCATGAGGAGCGACGTTCATGGTTCTTCTCCGATCTGTAAGACATGTGTAGTAACGAGAGAAGGGAAAAAGAAGGGCCGGAAGACCGGCTTCTTTCACCTTCCCCTTAAGAATACCGGCACATGAGAGGACCGAAGGAGGCAACTCGTCAACCTGGATTGACATGGTCCAGAAGTCCAGATGTGCGGGAAAGGGTCCATGCACGTCTAAGGAGTGCTAGGGTCCACGGACAAGGCATCAACAACACAGCACAGTGGGGGTACCCAATGGCACAGAAGCCGGTAGTCGTCACGGAAGCCGAGTGGGAGAAGGACAAGGAGAACATTCAGCGCGTAGAGACTCCGCTTCCTGGCTTCCCTGACGCTCAGCCGCTGGTCACGTACTTCAAAGTGGAGTACGTAGACGACTTCACGGAGAAGGCGGCTCCCGGAGGAACCGAGAGCGTTCCGCTCCTGGTGCCCGTGGAGAAGGAGCGCGAGACGACCGAGCTGGACGCAGAAGGTGACACCGTTCTGAACGGCGACGGAACGGCCAAGATCGTCACCGAGAAGTACTGGGACTTTGAGGCTCGGGAGCTTGACCTCTCAGACGCGTCCATCAAGAAGCTGGTAACGGCCCTCAAGCCGTTCTACGACAAGTCACGTGAGCGCGTTGTATCGGCGACTCCCCGTGTGACTGCTTCCACCTCGGGTGGTTCCGGCCACGACCTGAACGCGATTCGCGCTTGGGCTCGGGGTGCCGGACATGAGGTCAACGACAAGGGCCGAGTGGCTAACCGGATCATTGATCTCTACTACACGAACAACCCTGGGGTGAAGCGTCCGGACGCTTCATAAGCCGTCTGGGGACGCTAAAGGGGCTCGGTCTTAGGACCGGGCCCCTTTGCTGTGTCCGGCTGCTGTAGGGGTACTCAGAGCCCTTGTCGGCACAGGGCAGACGGCTTGGTCCTGGTGCTTGTCGGCAAGCCGGATTCCATGATCACCCGAAAACGGCCGGCTGTAGGAAGTTGATCTTGAAACTCGCAGGTCAGACCGTGTGCGGTGATCTGACTACCCGTCAGATGACGCACTGTCAGGTGAACGCTCGCTAACCCACCCTGGTAGCCGGTTGGTGGTGGGGAGGGCTACGGGCCAGAGTCCCCTTCTGCGGACGGCTGATCCTGTGTTGGCTCCGAGCTGGTGTCTGCTGCCTCCCGTCGCTGGTGCTTGGGGTTACAGGGGCAGTCAGGGTTCAGGCAGGCTGCCCAACCGGGCATGTAACGCGGTTCAGACGCACTGCCAGGGTTGGCCCTGTGCCATTCCACGTAATGCTTGCGCCAACCGCACTCACGGCACCTCGGCCGCAGGTGGTCACGCATCTCGTGAAAGGTGAGCCCGCGTCTCTTGGGCATACTCCAACGCTACGACTGGACCGGGACGGATGCGCGTCACCAGGAGCAGCCGGAGAGAGCCCTCAGACGGCCGGAGAGAGGATCAGACGGAAGCCGGTAGCCGGATTACTGGCACGGCACCTGTTGAGCGTCCTGTGTGCGCTTACGGAGTCTTCTCCATAGCCGATGGTGAACCAACGGCCCTTGGACTGCTGCTGAATCCTGTACGGGGCTCCTGGTGGCACGAGACTGCTGGTGCCCCTTGCCTTCTCCTTATTGTGCGGACGGCATAAGCCGTGACCCCAGTGAGGTGCTCGGCAACCTGGGAAGGCACAGCCGGTTGTAGAAGGCTTGGTGGTCCTTAGGGGAGTAAGCGGCTTTCCCTTGCTCTGCTGTGCGTAGTGCCCCATACAGAGGGCTCGGGCACGTACTGGCTTGGAGCACTCAGGGAATGTGCAGAGGACTGCTGTGTAGGTGGGGGTGATGGTGGACATTGTGTGCGCTCCTTTCCGAGGACGCGATTGTTTAGGCAGAGCTATAAGTCTAGGTCTGGAGACCTGTTTCCCAGTCGGCTACTCGATGGGGAGAACGGCAGGGGTCTTTCCCCCGGGAAGTGGGGGACTACCCCCTGTAATGCCCCCTGCGTTTGTGCAGGTCAGAGAGCTGGTGGGGGGAATGAAAAGTTTCCCCCCACTACCCCCTGTGACAAAGTGCAGGTCAGAGTACTTGTCGGGGGGAAACTGCGTTGGGGAGAGTCATTCGCTCTCTGCCCTCTATTTCTCTCTGTTGCCGACTGTGTTTCTCTTATACCTTCTTTTTCTTTCAAAGTTTCCCCCTTTCCCCCCATAGAGATAGATAAGTACAGGTCAGAAGGTGTTTGAAGGCGGGGGGAAACGAGGGGGGAAAGGCGGGGGAAACGGGGGAATGAAGCTGAGGGGTTTCCCCCAGAGGGTTGCGGAGGATGAGTGGTGCAAGTTGTCCCGGAGAAGGAAAGCCAAGCTCAGGGTTCTAGTTTAGACATTGTCTAAGTGTGCTTTAGGGGTTGCCCACTGTGGTTTGGGGCTTTGGCTTTATCCTGTAGTCGGGGCTTGATGGGTGCGTGAATAGGCCGTACCCCCCTGTTTTGTGTGTGTCAACCCCATTTTGCAATCTTTTCCATGATCTTTTTGACATTTTGCCTTGGTTTGCACTGCAAATCCAGCAAATTCCCCTTTGTTTCCATTAATCAATTCAATTCCCGCCTTTTCTTCTAAAGGGGAATGCTTATGCACCCCTATTCGCTCTATTCATGAAAGGAATTCCAATGGCTAAGCAGTATGGAAAGACCGGTAATCCCGCACAGCGTGCGGATATGCGGGCTAAGGCTTATGCAATGTCCCTTAAGGGGATGACTAACGGCGCTATTGGTGCTGAGTTAGGGGTTAGTCGGGAGACTATCCGCACCCTGTTAGCCGAGTACATTGCTGAGATCTCTGTACCCATTGCCGAGAAGGCTAGGGCCGTAGAGCTGGACAAGCTGGACCGCATTGAGGCACTGGCCTGGAAGCTCCTGGAGGACCAGCACGTAGCCTTCCAGCATGGCAAGGTAATCACGCTTGACGGCTCTCCTATCGCGGACACAGAGCCTGTCTTCAAGGCTATTGACCGCATCCTGAAGACCAGTGAGCGCAGGTCAAAGTACCTAGGTCTCGACACCCCTGTTAAGACTGAGCACACCGTAACCACTTCATCTGTGGTGGACGCATCTATCCTGGCTTTGGTAGCCGAGATGGAAGAGAAGAACCAGGAAGACCGAGAGCTATCCGAGTAATTCAGGGACGGCTATTCACCTGGTTATGCAGAGCCCGCATGGTTATGTATGCAGCCTTATGCGGTCACCCTCAGTGAGATGTGACGATACTGAACGCAGGTAGCGTCAGTAGTTGATCAAGCTCTGACCTGCATCTATTGCATGATCGTTTGTGTCTCACACACATCTCTCACACACCCTCTTGCCGACACCAGGGCGCCGGTTACTCAGTCACTGAATGTGTCCGGCGCTTAGGCCGGACGTCTCCCCGTTTATTCATTGAACGTTGAACGGCTTGATGAATAAGGGAGCCGACTCATTGTCAAGCCCTTTAGGGATTTGCTCTGAATTCACCGAGCAAAGTAGGTGGGGGGTACACATAGAATTGACAATGTACATGATCATCGGGACTACCCCCATTCCAATCTCTAAGCAGTGGGAGGAATGAAAACTTAGGAGAAGTGATGGACCCAATCCTTGCCAAGCACATGAAAGGACTGGACGCAGAGGCTTTAGCCACTAGTCCGGAGTACAGGCGTGCCGTCTGTGCACGAGACCCCATCAGGTTTGCCCTCATCTACTTACCGGATTCCGTGCGTGACCCTGATACAGGCGTCATCTCCTTCTCTCCGGTGCATGAAGAGTGGGCGGAGCTAGCAAAGACTTGGGACCGGACCACACCTAAGAAGATTGCCGAGAACAGGCATGCCTTTGTGGCCCCTCGAAACCTCGGTAAGTCCACCTGGTGGTACCTGGTACTGCCCCTCTGGTGGGCTGCCTACGGATACAGCCGCTTCACAGTGGCTTTCGCCAACGCGGACCACCAGGCACAGAACCACCTGCGTACCTTCAGGAAGGAGCTGGACGAGAACGAGCGTCTACGGGAGGACTTCCCCGAGCTGTGCCAGCCAAAGAGGCGTATCCGTGGCATGGCCGATGGAGACTCGGCCGGAGCCCGCTTCTGCGGCAACGGCTTTGTGTTCATCGCTAAGGGAATTGATTCCCAGAGTCTTGGAATGAAGGTGGGCAACCTCCGGCCGGACACCATCGTCCTGGACGACTTGGAGCCTGACGCAGCGAACTACTCCGCCTACATGAAGAACCAGCGTCTGACGTCCGTCATCAACGCCATTCTTCCGCTCAACAGGCTGGCGAACGTGGTGTGGACGGGAACGGTCACCATGCACGGATCATGCGTGCACGACATGGTGAGGCATGCCAAGGGGGAGTCCGGCGCCGAGCTGGAGTGGGTCTCTGAGACGCGTTTCCAGGTCCACCACCACAAGCCCTTCATCCAGGACCCCCAGTCCGGCACAGAGGCGTCTGTGTGGCCTGGTAACCCCATTTTCGACCTGGACGAGATGAACGACGCACGCCACACAGCGGAGTTTAAGTTGAACTACGAGAATGACCCGATGGGTGCGGCCGGACTCCTGTGGAGCCCTGGTGACATCAAGTACGCGGACTTTGAGTGCATCGGTACGTACATTTCGATTGACCCGATTGTCTCCAAGAACAACATGAAGTCTGACCTGACTGGTGTTGCGGTTGTCGGTGCAGCCATTGACCCAACTACCGGCGCACGTAGGGCACTTGTGAAGTTTGCAGCCGGAGTACGCATGACCGGTAAGGACTTGAAGCTCTACATTGAAGGCATCATGACGGCTTTCCCGGAAGCCTCCCTTCTCCTGGTGGAGACCAACCAGGGTGGAGCCCTCTTTGAAGAACTCTTTGAGGATCTGCCGATCACGGTAGAGACGTACCACTCAAGCGAGAAGAAGGAATCCCGCGCGGGAAGGCTTCTCCAGCTCTATCAGAACCGTCCCAACCCTCTGGTCTTCCATGCAGAGAAGTTCCACCAGGCGGAGACTGAGATGTTCACTTACCCGAATATGGGTGACGACATCACGGACGCTATCGGGGGAGCCGTACTCCGGTGGGTCAAGCCTGAGCAGAAGCGTAAGGCGCGTATTCGCATCAGGCATCAGGGCTAAATCTAATGCCGCTTATGGATCTGAATAGATACCGTATAATCCTGTGAGAGTGGGTATTGAATAGCAATGCCCAACCTCTTTTGTGACTCCGGAGATTAGGAGCCGACGCGGTCGGCTCCTAAATGATCTTCGTTGAGGGAATGCCGGCTCCGAAAAGCCGCAGGTCAGAGCCCTAAGCGCTTGTCGTGAGGGCTCCCACACCCCCTCCCGTAAGCCAACCGGCCCGGAAAAGTCCCCGGTGACTGCCCTCATGTTTCCGGGCCGGTTGTCCACTCGATAAAGCAGCCAGGTTCGGCGCGCACTCAAATAGCACAACCAATTCAGAACTCCAGTAGCCAAGCTCGGCAGATAAGTGGAGGTCCAAAGCACTCAGGATTAGAGGAAACAATGAGCACACCAGTAGAGCCACACTTAATCGGTCTAGAGACCCTGCATGCCGACTATTTCGAGCTAGTCAATGCCCGCCCCGCTTACGAAGAAGCTGAAGCTTTCTATTGCGGCATGGTGGAAGAGTCTTACAGCAGCCCTAAGGTTGCGCGACTCCTGGCTAAGTTCGGGCTGAACGACTTCCCGTCATTCAACTTGGCTCACATTGCTGTTGATGCTGTCATTGATCAGCTTCACCTGAACTCGGTGACCACTGAGGACAACGCATTAGACAATGTCCTGGATGACCTCCGAGACGCTAATGACCTTGATGAAGAGTTCCCAATCCTTATGCAGAACGCGGGGAAGTTTGGGGACTCATACCTGTTCGTATGGCCAAGCACGGATGACAGTGGAAACACTGTTGGTGTCCGTATGGAGCCGCAGGACCCACGGGTAGCGCGTGTCTTCTACAGCATCGAGAACCCAACGGAGATGGCTAGGGCTATCCAGAGTTGGGAGCTTGGCTCCGGCACAAGCCTTGTGGTGCGTGTGAACGTCTACTACGCAGACCACATTGAGCGCTGGTTCCATAAGGGCAAGGTTCCGAAGAACCCTAAGCAGGCTAAGTGGGAGCCCTTCACTGAAGACGGCTCTCCGGCCTTCATTCAGAACCCTTTCAACCAGGTGCCCTACTTCCACTACCGCACGAGTCGCCCATACGGCATCCCTCTGCACAAGAACGCGTACGGACCACAGCTAGCCATCAACAAGCTGGTGACGTCCCACCTGGCGACGGTCGACTACCAGAGCTTCCCTCAGCGCTATGCCCTGGTGGACCCCACAGCCGACAAGGCAGGCTCTCAGACAGGCGACTTTGACCCTGAACACCCCCTAGACGGCTTGGACCCTGAGGACTCGGGAGAGAGCCAGCTAGACGCGTCTCCATCGGCCGTTTGGGACCTGGAGGGTTACAAGACAGTCGGGCAGTTTGACGCATCAGACCCGAGCGTCTTCCTGAAGCCTCTTGACCGTTACATCAAGGTCATGGCTCAGGCAACTGAGATCCCGTTCCAGGCTTTCGACTCGACAGGCGACGCTATTTCAGGCGAGAGCCGCCGCGTAGCCAATGAGCCTCTCTATGTACGCGTGGAGAACCTACAGAGGAAGTTTGGTTCCACTCACCGTAAGGCTTACCAGTTTGCTCTAGAGGTTCTCGGCGAAGAAGCCGGAGACTTAACGGTCAACTGGAAGCCAGTCCGGAACATCAATGACCTCAATGGCATTCAGATGCTGCTTCTCAAGAGGCAGCTTGGTGTGCCGAATGACGTCCTTCTCGCAGAAGCCGGTTACAACTCGGCTGACATTGACTCCTGGTTAGCTCAGGCGACACCAGAAGAAGTAACACCTGTTACAACCCAGAATGAAGCACCGCAGTAGGCGGATAAGGGAGATAGCAAATGACTGACCTAATCACTACCGAAGACAACGATAACGACGACGTCACCGACGTTGAAGCCACTGAAGACGAGTGGACTCCTCCCACCCGTGAAGAGTGGGAAGGCGTCTTAGCCAAGAAGAAGACTGCCGATTCTGAAGCAGCCTCGCGTAAGCGTTGGCTCCGTGATCTGGGATACGACCCAAAGACCGGCGAGAAGCTCACAGACGTCTCTGAGACTGGCTCTGATGCTGCTGCCAAGGAAGACGTCCAGACGGACGCTGCCAAGCCTGCACAGGTCGACACAGCAGCCATCGAGAAGGCGGCTTCTGCTAAGGCAACCGCACGAGTAATCAGTCTGGTTGAAGCCGGAGTAGACCCAAAGAGTCTGGATCTGGTTGACAGGCTGATTGACCCTGATGAAGACCTAACCGCTCAGCTTGAAACGCTGAAAGAGAAGGCTCCAGGTCTTTTTAAGCGTCCACGTACAACCAATGTTGCGGACGCATCCGCTGTAGGGGCCGGAAGCAAGAAGACTCCTACTGGTACGGCATCAACGGATTATCGCGAGAAGCTTGCAAAGAGCATTCTTGGGCGTTAGTCCCTGATTCCTAACTGAATAGCAACAAGTATGCCGAGTGAGGCGAAGGAGGTTCCTATACCAAAACTCTTTTAAGGAGAGCCTTACAATGGCTGCTAATGATATGTCTGACTGGATTCCCATTGAGTGGGATTCCGCTGTAATTCAGCGTGTACTCAAGGCTTCGGCCATTGAGGCAACCGCTAGCCGTACCGGCATGACTACCAGCACTAAGCGTATTCTCCGTGCTGGTGACTTTGATGTAAACACCGGTACCACCTATGTAGATGACGACTCTGACCTTGACTACGTGACTCTTACTGCACGTCGTTTCATGGGTAAGACCGTTCTTGAGGAAGATGACCTTAAGGACGCTGAGTCTATTGTTGACGTAATCGGCCAGCGTGCTATGGATTACGCCAACTCTTACGCTACCTACCTGGACAACGCTTGCGTTGGTGTAACCGCTTCTGAGAACGGCACTACCGTACCGTTCACTTCTATCTACAAGACTGTTCGCACCAACGGTGCCAACGGAACTTCTGGCTACGTGGCTGATGCCAACTACGTGAACTGGAACGGTGCCGCTTCTGGCGCTTACAACAGCCTTTCCAACACCCTGAAGCTTGTAGAAGTAGGCGACTACTTCGATGAGGCAAACGCTCTCATCATCGCCAACACTGCTTTCCGTGACGTACTCCGTCAGGTGAAGGACAACAACGGAACCCCAATCTTCGTACAGGGACAGGGAACCGATTCCGGCCAGCCGGACACCCTGTTCGGTATTGAGATCTTCTGGAGCCGTGGCGCTAAGACCTCTGCCGTAGCCGGTAGCAAGCCAGCCGGTAACCCACTTCTCGTATTCGTGGGTGACCGTGGACTTCTTAAGCTCGGTGTCCGTTCTGGTCCCGAGACCATCGTTACTCCGGCTGATGCTCAGAGCAACACTGACCAGACTGCCCTTAAGCTCCGTAGCCGTCGTGGTTTCGCGCTGGGCAATGTCTTTGGTGCAGCCGTTCTTGAGAAGACTGGCTGATCCAACTCCTAGGGGCGGGTACATCTCCCTGCCCGCCCCTAGGGCTTTCACGTACCTAGAAAGGTGGTGCGGAGAATGAGTTGGGCAACCACAGCAGAAGTACTAGCTATTACCAGGATCATGGTTTCTGAGGATGACCTCACAGCCGCTCAGTTCCTCATCGAGATGTTCGCTGAGACCACTGAGGATTCAAACGACTTCATCTCTTCTAAGAATCTCCGCCTACTGAAGTTGGCCGTTGCCTATCAGGCAAGTTGGATGACCGAGCATCCGGACGTCTACGTCTCTATGGATCTCACATCCGCTAACCAGGACGGAATGTCCTGGACAGTAAACAACCCTCAGGCAGGGGTTCTAGCACCTCTAGCAGGCATGGCTATTCGCCGCCTGTCTTGGAGGCGTAACAGGAGTATCAACCTCCGTCCTGGCAGTGCACGCAATAGGAACTACGTCCCTCGTAATCTCGATTCAGATAACGCGGTCATTGATGACTCGCGTACTGACTGGCGTCCTTTGGGATAAGGGAAAGGACGTACAATGATCTTTAGGTGCAATACCAGGGTAACTATTCTCGGTAGCACTACCAGTGTTGACGAATGGGGAGACCTAATCGACAACGACTCGGTTGTAGCGAGTGGTATTCCTGCTTCGCTTACTGAAGTCGCGAACACTGCTTACTCTGAGAACTCCACTCGCCCCCGAGTCATCCGGGGCGGGATTTGCCGACTCTCTTCCGCGCACGCGAATCAGGTCACTGACAACGTGCGTATCAGGGACGAGAAGACCGGCTTCACATGGATTGTGCTCAGTGTGACCTTGCCTAATGACGCAACGGGTCACATGCCAATGCACATCCAGGTTGAGCGCTCTTAGCGCACTTGATACCCCCTTGGGACAACCAGGGGGTCACTCACTAATCAGATACCAGATGCTCAGCCGGACAACGGCAGGGATCTACCTTTCCTACGCAGTGCGCTAGGGGTATATCCCTCTGCCCTGCGTTCTTTTTATGCCTAAGGAGGGTTGGAAATGGGACGTGTTGAATGGGAACCAGACTGGGAAGCCAAGATTGACCACTCTGTTTCCGACTTCCTAGAAGAAGTCGCTAAGGACGTCCTTAAGGACATGCAGGTTTATGTACCTAAGGACACCGGACGTCTTCTGAATGACCTTGACTACGAGGTTCATGGACTCTCGGCCCGTATCGGTGCCAAGACAGCCCCTTACGCGTACTACGTGGAAGTTGGCACAAGGCCACACCTCATCACCCCCAACGGTAAGGGTGCACTTTCTTGGGAGGGTGCGGAGCACCCAGTGAATGAAGTCAACCCCCACCCAGGGACTACCCCAACCAACTTCATGAAGAAGAGTCTTTACAAGTCCAGGGGCGGTGCCTGATGGCTAACCAATTCGCTCAGGCTGAGTCTGTAGCCGTCGCATGGCTGAAGTCCTTAGGGCTTACCGCCGTAGCTACTGAAGTCCCTGAGGACTCTGGTTCTTGGTGGTCCACCGGCTTTGTTCAGGTGGAGAAGACAGGCAGCGTGATTAACCCTCACGTGAAGCTACGGAACAACGTAATCACCTGTCATATCTGGGCTGCACGTCAGGACCGCAATAAGCAGAACGCTCCTTACGGGCAGGCTAACCAGATCGGTGAACTCATCGTAGATGCCTGCTTTAACGAGAGCTATCAGCACTGGGACACAGTGCTCTCGGCTTCTCTCGGCTCCATTCCAGTACGGGTTATCAACGTCTCTCTTCTCCAGGACCCAACAAAGGTTCCTTCAGATGACGCGCACATGGCCCATTACGTGATGGACATCCAGATTACTTGGGTCCAGAAGGACTCTTAAGGGAGGTGCGGCTATGACGCACACGGTGGATCTGACGATCCGACCAGGGTGGTTCATCGAAGTAGATGAAATCACATTCAAAGACCTGAAGCGGCAGGGACTCATTAACTCCGAGTATGCCGAATTGAAGGAAGTTCCAACACCCAAAGAAACCCCGCGCTCTAGGAAGGGCTCGGCTACAAAGAAAGAGGTGGACTCCAAGTGAGTGTTACCGTTTCCAACTTAGTTCAGGGTCCAGCAACTCTCTACATTGCCGCTTTTGGCACTTCAGAGCCAGTGGACTCCACTACTCCTCCAGCTTCTGCCTGGTCTGACCTCGGTGGAACTACCGATGGTACTGAGATCACCATTAACCAGGAGTACAAGGAGCTTGAGGTAGACCAGATCGTAGATGTTCCAGGGCGTCGTCTGGTTAAGCGTGACATGCAGGTTAAGACCAACATGGCTGAGCCAACCCTTAAGAACCTTAAGTACGCGCTTAACGGCGGAACTGTTTCTTCTGGTGGAGACTCTTACGTTCCTGCCAACAACTCTTCTGCAACTCAGCCAACCTACATGGCTCTCCTCATCGACGGATTCTCTGCTGAGGGTGCTGCACGTCGTGTTGTTGTTCGCAAGGTTCTCTCTATCGACAACGTGGCCTTCGCTTACAAGAAGGATTCGCAGACGGTCTACTCCGTAACTTGGGGTGCCCACTACGTATCTAGCGTTATCGAGCCATTCCACATCATGGACGAAGCGTAATCAAACCGAGCTTTAACCAAAGGGAGATATAGAAATGACTACTGCTAACTCACGTAACAAGAAGTCCTCACTAGAGCGTAAGGCAATCGCCCTGGTAACCCCCGAGGTTCTCCAGGAAGAGCGTGTAGTCCTCTTCACGATTGATGAGGATGAGTACACAGTCCCAGCCAAGCCCCGTCCTAACGTAAGTCTGCGCTTCATGCGCAACCTGAAGGACCATGACGAGAATTACGCCATGGCTCAGCTTATGGAAGACATGTTAGGTAAGGCTGGCTGGGACGCCTTATGTGATTTCGATGCTCTTACTGAGGACGAGTTAACTCAGATCATGGATCAGGTACAGAACCTGGCTATGGGCGGAGCTGAGAAGTCCGCAAAAAACTAATTGAGCGGGCCGGAGACCTGATCTGGGTACTTGAGTACCTGGACGATATCGAATCAGACATGTCAGCCATTCACCGAGTGGACGACATTGAGGATCTCTCCGGCCCGAAGTTTTACCGTCTGGTAGTACGTCTCACTGCCTATACCGGAGTAATGCAGGCCCGAGTTGAGGCACTCCGAGATGAGGAAGAGAAGAGCGGAAACGGCTCGGCTTCTACGTCAGAGCGACCGCGTACCACCTCATCTAGTTCGGGACCAATCCATGAGGACAGTCCCGAGATGCTAAACAGCATTCATGCCAGCTCTGGCAAGACTGCCAACCTATTCAAGGTGACGAAAGTCCCGCGTAAAGAAGAATCAAACGACGCCGTATAAGGAGGTGCCCGATGCCAGTAGGATTCAAAATTGCGTCCGCGTGGGTTGATGTAAACGCGGACACGAGGGGTTTACGTGAAGAAATCAAGCGTGAAGTCCGTACTGCCACATCGGGCACTAACCGGATCAAGATTACGGCTAACCTTGATGCCACCAGGGCTAAGTCTGAGATCTCTAAGTTAGCCAAGAATCAGACCCTTAAGTTGCGTGTCTCCTTAGACAGTGCTCAGGCTAAGTCCGAGATTCGTAAGCTCGGCCGTAACGTCACCATCAAGGTAAAGGTGGAAGTTGATACAGCCGAAGCACGTCGCCGGATTGATGCTCTCGGCCGTAACCGCAGTGTTCGGCTAGGTGCAGACGTCAACTCTGCTGGTGCCTCTGCTCAGCTTGCTTTCTTGACCAGGGCTCGGACAGTCCAGATCAACACCAGGGTCAACCAGACAGTCATCAACCAGGTAACCAACAACCTGAACAGCGTGACCCGAGCTGGTGGCAGCGCTAGCCGTGCAATGCGCTTGCTCCGGCTGGTCATCCTGGGTATGGCTGTAGCCCCTGGAATCCTCGGTGCGACTGCAAGCATGCTTAAGACTATTGCCACATCTAGCGCTATCGCCGTTCCGGCCGTACTCGCACTAGGTGCGGCTTTCGCTGCTATTAAGACAGGTCTTTCGGGTGTTGGCTCTGCCTTGTCTGCTGGATTCAGTTCCAAGTCTTCCAAGGGGAGCGCTAGCGCTCAGATCTCTAGTGCACGTCAGATTGAAGACGCTAAGCGTTCTCTTATGCGTGCCCAGAGGGATCTTCAGTACACAGAAGAAGACTCTGCTAAGGCAATCGTTGCGGCTCAGCGTCAGGTAAAGGACGCTCAGCAGAACCTGAGGGACGCTGAAGTCCAGAGCGCTCAGGACCGTGCCGACGCAGCAGAGCGCGTTAAGCAGGCTCAGGAAGACCTTTCCCGCACCTATGAGGATGTGGCTCGGGCTAACGCTCAGGCAGTGCGGCAGGTACAGGACGCAGAAGACAATCTGAGGGACGCACAGGAGAAGGCACGTCAGGCTCAGGCTGATCTCACTCAGGCTCGTAAGGATGCCGCAGAGCAGCTTGTAGACCTCAACAACAAGCTGAAGGACGCTCAGCTAGACCAGCGTGATGCCGTCCTGGACCTGAAGGACGCTCAGGACGCTCTAGACAACGCTCGCATGCAGACCAACCCTGTTGCTGCTGCGGACGCCTACACAAAGGCTATTGAAGAGCAGAAGGCGGCTCAGGACGCTCTTAACGCTGTCCGTGCAAAGGGTGCCGGAGCTTCCGATATGGAGAAGGCTCAGGCAGAAGCAGCGTTTGCCAACGCGTCTTCTAAGGCTGCTCAGGCTGCTGAGAACCTTGCAAAGGCTCAGGGCGGGCAGACCTCGGCTGAGGATATCGAGCGGGCACAGCTCAACTACGACCGTGCAAAGCAGGCTCTAGAAGAGCAGACCTTAGAGACTGACAGGCTGAAGTCCCAGACTGAGGATGCCAACAAGGCAGGTGTTGAGGGAAGCGCTCAGGTTAAGGACGCTAAGGACAACATCAAGAAGGCAAACGAAGATGTAGCCGACGCTGCCCAGAAGGTAAAGGACGCAGAAGCCGACGCTGCCCAGACTGCTGAAGACGGGGCACGTCGCGTAAAGGATGCTCAGGACGCGGTATCCGACTCGGTGAAGGCTCAGGCAAAGGTCTACCAGGACAGTGCCCGTGCTATCCAGGACGCTCAGCGTCAGGTATCCGATGCTCAGCAGGGTGTTGCCGACGCGCACGAACAGGCTTCAAGGGACATCCTTTCGGCCAATGAGAACGTAGCCGACTCTGCCCGCAACTTGGCAGAGGCTTACCAGGATGCCGGTAAGGCCGGAGACAACGCGGCTCAGACTTTCTCTGATGCCATGAAGAAGCTGTCTCCTAATGCACGGAGCTTTGTTCAGACCGTTCTTGATATCGCTCCGGCCTGGAGGAAGGTAAAGCTCTCTATCCAGGATGCCCTGTTCTCTGGCTGGGATTCCAAGCTAAGGGAGTTGTCTGACCAGACACTTCCTGATGTACAGACTGGACTGACTGACACTGCCACCATCTTCAACGGCATGGGTAAGAGCATCGCGGATTCTCTTATCAACCTGTCTAAGGCTGGCACCCTCAAGAGGCTCTTCTCTGGGCTGAACGGGGCTATGAAGCCTCTTGAGAAGACTCCGGGCAAGCTGACTACTGCTTTTGCTCAGATTGGTGTAGCGGCTTCTCCAGCCTTGAAGAAGTTCACCACTTGGCTTGCCGACAAGGCAGACAAGTGGGCGGACAAGATTGGTAAGACGTTCGCCAATGGCACTCTAGAGAAGAAGATCAGCGCTTCCGTCAAGAAGATTGCCGACGCCTATAACAGCATCAAGAACAACCCAGAGTTCCAGAAGTTCCTAAAGGCTATGAGGGAACAGGGTCCGGCTGCTGGTGAGGCAATGAAGGACATTGCTCAGGCTCTTCTGAAGGTGTCCACCTCTCTCGGCTACGGCGTAGGTGCGGCTCTCTTCAAGTTGGCTCAGGCTGCGTCTCTGCTGGTTCTGGCTCTGCCTGACTGGTTCATTCAGGGACTCTTGGTGTTCGCCGGAACCCTGAAGACGCTTCTCCTTATCACCTCTGTTGCTAAGGCAGTACGTCTCTGGGTAACAGCTCAGTACGCACTGAACGGCGCTTTCCTGTTGAGCCCGCTTACCTGGATTCTCATTGGTATCGCGGCTCTGGTTGCCATCGTTGTTGTCATCGCCACTAAGACTCATTGGTTCCAGGATATTTGGGCTGCGGCTTGGGGCGGCATCAAGACGGCTTTCAGCTTCGTCTATGACTTCATCAAGAACAATTGGCCGCTAATCGTCGGAATCCTGACTGGTCCAGTCGGCATCGCCGTAGTGATGATTCTCAAGCACTGGGATTCCATCAAGGCTGGACTGAAGTTAGCTTGGGATTGGCTGAAGTCCAATGTCTTCTTCCCTATTCGCGACTTCTTCACCGTAACCATTCCGGGCTGGAGTAGCACGCTAAAGAAGAAGATCGTTGATACCTGGAACTCTTGGGTCAACGCGACTAAGGCCACCTTCCAGAGCTGGAAGGACTGGGTAACTGCTAAGTTCAACAGCTTCAAGGACAGCGTTTCAAGTATCACTAGCTCTATCCGTGATAAGTGGAAGTCCTTTGTTTCTGGGCTGAAGTCGGCTTGGTCTGATGGTTGGAATTCCATTAAGTCTAAGTGGGACAGCATCTCTAGCGCTGTGCGTGGAGGAATGTCCACCTTCTCAGACAAGATCAAGAGTACTTTCCGTAGCGCGGTTAGCGGAGTGAAGTCCATTTGGAACACTCTGGAAGGCATCTTCAAGTCGCCAGTACGGTTCCTGATCAACACTGTAGTGAACAAGGGAATCGTTGGGACGATTAACTGGGTTCTCGGAAAGGTGGGAGTCGGAAGCAAGATTCCTACTGTCGGTGTGCCTAAGGGCTTTGCCTCTGGTGGACCTGTAAGGGGTCGTGGCACTTCCACTTCAGACAGCATTCCGGCGCGTCTCTCTAACGGTGAGCATGTTCTTACCGCTAAGGACGTGCAGGCTCTAGGCGGACATGCCGGAGTCATGGCACTGCGTCAGGGTGGGGGACGCAGGACGGCTCTCATGAAGAAGGGTGTTGCTCACGCCAGTCTTGGTGGAGCCATCGGCAACTTCTTTGAGCACCCGCTAGACAGCATCGGCAAGGGTGGAAAGTGGTTGTGGGACCAGGGCGTTAAGTGGACCCGAGCCGCAGCAGCCAAGTTCGTGTCTGTAGCGTACAACAACATTGTCAATCCGATCATGGGTCACATCCCATTCGGAGGTAGCTCTAAGGCTCTCGCTAAGGGTGTGCCTGCTTACTTCAAGAACAAGATTGTTGATTACGTAAAGGGCAAGGGCGACGAGAAGCAGAAGGCAGTAGATGCCGCTAGCGGTATTGGCAACTACAAGCCAGGCGCCGGAGTAGCTCAGTGGGCTGGAGTCGTTCGTAATGCTCTGAGTCAGGTTGGTGAACCTCTTGGTTTAACCAACACAACACTGCGAAGGATGAACCAGGAGTCTGGTGGTAATCCAAAGGCTGTAAACCTTTGGGACTCCAACGCTAAGGCTGGATATCCATCTGTTGGACTGATGCAGGTTATCCGTCCTACCTTCCAGCACTGGGCGGGCAAGTATGCCCACAAGGGTCCTTTCATGTACGGAACCAGCATTGACCCGCTGGCCAACGTCTACAGCTCTATGCGTTATGCAAAGGGTGCCTACGGTTCTCTGTCTCGCGCTTACAACCGTGCAGGCGGATATGCCAATGGCGGCATGGCACGTGGTCTTTCCCTTGTGGGGGAGCGCGGGCCGGAGCTTATCAATGCCGGTAGTGGTTCTCGCGTCTCCAGTAATAGTGAGACCAGGGGGCTCCTGACTGGTGGGAACACTTACAACATTGATGTGCACATTGATGGAACCCTTGACACGACTAATCCTAGTGAGCGCAAGAAGTTCGCTAAGGAAATGGCTAGTGACATTAAGGAAGCTATCCGTAAGGATGACCTAGGAAGGGGTCGATAATGTCAACGTACGGTCCCGACTGGGGAGTTATCGCAGTTGATCGGTTCACTGTAGTCGAAAGGCTTACAGCGGACGAGAATGGTGGGGCAGACCGAAAGTTAAGCCTGGAAGGTCAGGAGTCTTCCCCACCAAGCACAACCGATGAATGCGTTAACCATCATGAGCAGATCAAGGCTATGGAAGCCGGGAAGCTGGTTCCTGTCGTCTTCACTGACAAGACTGGCAGTAATGGCTATTACACAGTCGATTCGTCTAGCTCCACTCTGACTGACTATCAGGGGGAGCTACAGACTGCTGACTGGAAGATTTCTCTTAACCGTGAGGGTTCCGAGTCGGAGGTAGATCTCCAGTCTCGTCTAACTGGTGCGGTTCGGAAGAATGACTTCAGTCTTACCGGCGAGAAGTGGCATGCTCCCTCCATTGGGCATTACGCCTACTTCACTGGTTCGAGCAATCCGTCTGTGATGACGCGAACAGGTGCTGATGGAGCAATGACGGTCTACAGGAATATCCCCGATTTCTCACCTAAGTGGGGTTGCCCGGTAGCCAGTTACAACGGCGGACGTGTCCGTGTAATCGACTACGGGCTAGTCGGCTCTGGCTCCGAGCTGGAGGGTGTCGACCGGCCGGTGGGGGTGGCCACCTGGTCACTGGGCAATGCCCTGGTGAACGTGACGCCTACCAGCTCGGCCGGAGTACTGGACGTGCAGGCGTACTCCGGGGGTGCCTGGCACTCCAAGCTATGGCGCCTGACTGTGGCTGGCTCCCCTGTAGCGGCTTGGGACTCTGCCTCTCTGATCCGCAATGACCAGGAACAGTGCATCATCCGTCTGGTGGCTTCTAGGAGCCCTGGAAGGGTCGTCCTGGACCTGACTCTCAGGCGAGGCTCCCGAGTGCTTGAGGGGTACCTCCAGAGCGGTTCTAGCGCCACCCTTGGATGTGCCCTGGTGACGTCCGAAACCAACGTGAACACATCGGCTTCCGGCTACATGACAGCCACATCTAACGATGCGAATGGAAACCGCTTTGTGTGTGGCTCTGCCCGCACGTTCACAGGTTCCACTACTGGCTCTATGACCAAGTCGTCTGCCACGTTCTTAGACTTCTTTGTAGGTGCGGTTATTGCTGGTGGATCTGCCGTGTCCGGCGACACAGCAACTGATTTGCGTAACCAGTACATCGGTGCTTTGGCGGAAAGCACACACGCAGTTAAAAGGTAAAATTGTCTAAGCACACTCACTTAAAGGGAGGTAGAGACTCATGAGCGTCAAGGAAGTGCTGAATGCAATCGGTAGCTTTGACTTAGACCTGAAGGCGGATACGCCTAAGGACATCATCACGGCCATTGGCATGTTCGGCCACGTTGCGATTGTTCCTGGTCGTATTGACCCACGGCAGTATGAAGACGCATTGCTCGATGAGGCTCGCTATGTGGGTGTGCTCAGGGAAAAGACCGTTGGTGGACAGAACGTAAGTCTTGGTGGTGTCGGCATGGCTTGGCACCTCGGAGATGAAGGCACCCGAGGTGCAGTCATTGAGGTACCTGCCACCTTCACCGCTGAGACTTTCCCGAACACCATCACTGGTCTTCTGCCAGCTTCTGTAACGGCTGGAACTCTCTACTCGGTTCCAGGTGGCTACACCTACACAGGTGTCCACCAGTGGCAGACCCCAAGGGACGCTATCCAGTACGTGTGTGAGTACTTCTCTCACACGAATGCGCCTGTGTCTTGGAGGGTGAACAACAATGCCACTCTTGACGCTGGTCCAGAGGAAGACATCTTCGTAACTGATCCCCAGTGCATCATCATTCGCAAGGGTGCCGGAGAAGACCTCAACATCAGGGCACTGCCCGGATCCTTTGAGTCCAAGTTAGACACCGAGGATTACACCACTCGCGTTGTTCTCCTGGCTGAGGGTGAAGGGGCGTCTATCTACCTCGGTGAAGCCACTAAGGACCCGCTACAGAACCCATACAAGGATCTGCACGGTAACGCGCTGATCATTACTCGTGTCGTCTCTGAATCCGATACAACGGCTGAGAACGCGACGGTTCGTGCACAGCTAGCCCTGGACTCTTACGAGGGAACTCGGGCAGAACTCACCCTTAGCACAAAGGACTACGACGTTAAGGGTTCCTTCAGTGTGGGTGACCGCGTCTATGTCTATGATCCAGACGCTGAGTTATACGACACCGACTTTGAAGTTATCTTCCGTGGACAGAGGCTTAACCCAATCGTCCTGAAGGTTACTGAGACTGACTGGCCTATCACTGAGAACTACACAGTTGCTTACCGAGCCAATGACGGCACCTGGTATGACCTCACTGACTATGTTGAGTTTGAGTCTGATGGAGATTCCCGTATCACTGTTGGAGACTTCTCCAGGCAGTTGACTTCCAGCAACACTCAGCCGATCGGCTCTCGTCCCTCTGTAGACACTTCTGTGCCTGATCTGCCTACATGGGTTGAACCTTTCCAGACCACCAACTACCAGGATGACTTAGGGTTCACGCGCTCTAAGGTATTACTCACCTGGAGTGCACCTAACAACGTGGACGGCTCTACTGTTCTCGATGGTGACCACTACGAGATTCAGGTGCGTGTTGATACAGACGCTATCTACCCTCAGTCTTGGTCTTCCGTTAGTTCCACCTCTTGGGCGGATGCTAATTCCTGGTCTCAGCCGTTCACTCCTAACGAGAGTGCGTGGCAGACCTATTACGTCGCCTGGAGTGAGACCACTTACCCAATCAACGACTTGGCTACGGGTGTTGGTTATGACGTCCGTATCCGTGCGGTAGACACTGCCGGAAACCTCGGCGCATGGCGTGAGACCACGATTGTCACCACTCAGGACAACATTCCGCCTAGCACTCCAGCCGCCCCCACTGTGGCAGGAAGCCTCATCGCCGTTCAGGTGGTGCATCAGCTAGGAAAGGCGACGGGCGGAACCTTCAACCTGGAATCCGACTTAGCCCACCTAGAAGTGCACGTGGAATATGAGCCGTACTTCACCCCTTCTGCTGACACGCTGAGGGGAACCGTGAAGGCGGATCAGGGAATGATGACCGGGCACATTCCGGCCGTTGCCACTGTGCCGGTTGAAGAGACCTCTGCCCGTTACGTGAGAGTTATCGCCGTAGACCGAGCTGGTAACAAGTCGCTTCCTTCTGATGCTGCTTCAGCTACGGCTCTGCTGCTGGATTCCCAGTACATCTCTGAGTTGACTGCAAGCAAGATTACGGCTGGAACCCTGAGCGCCAACGTGATCCTCGGAGCGTCTATCCAGACTGCTAGCTCCGGCGCACGAGTGGAGCTGAATCAGAACGGCTTGCAGGCTTTCAACTCGGCCGGACAGCAGACAGTCAGTGTCGGCACAGACGGAAACGTGTCCATCATCGGCACACTTGCCTCTGGTCCTGAAGGTGCGTCTAAGCGTCTCTTAGTGAATCCGTCGACTACTAACCTCCCTGAGATTCGTTTCTACTCGACTGCTGGAACCGAGTACGGAGGAATCAACGGAGCGACCAACAGTAATGACGACGACCATGAAGTAGCAATGGGAATGTTCTCGTCTACATGGATTCCCAGGGACGGCAGCGACACTATCGAGCGTCACAGCCGTATCCGCGTCACTAGGGATGGTGCGCGATTTGAGGTTGTTAAGAGTGAAGACCAGGCCACCAATGGCGGTTTCGTAAACCTCTCTACAACCGGCGCAAGTATCGGTTATGGGGCTAACGGCGTTCAGAGCGTCGGTGGGGTTATCACGGTTAATACCACTGACACGTTTGTTGGTACCAACCGTGGCACGGCCAATGAGAACACTCTATGGCTGTCTACCGACAGGATCAGGATGCTGGGCACGTTTGCTGACTTCCAGACTCCGCTATCCAATGAGGCTCTGTTCACCGGGTCCACGGACGGTACTAGCGGTGGTTCTTCGTTCTCTGTCGGCTTTGGTCCAACGATGGCTTCTCAGTTGCTTCCAATCGTTGCTATCCGAGATGACATTGTCCACTCCAACGCTATTACTGCGTCGGATGCATCTGGATTCACTTTAACCATTAGCCCAGCCGCTAGCGGCTCATGGGCGTTCTACTACTGGTGCTTCAGGATCTAAGGGAGATTGAAAATGGCAGCAGAGCAGTATGAGGTGCAGGCAGTAAGCGAGACGTTTTCCCGTGACGGTAATCCGCTCTGGCATATCGTCTCGCTTAAGCCAGACGGCACCTATCATGATTATGTATTCCCGCAGGACTCCTTAGAGTGGCGTGCGGCCGAGTATTCAATTGACCCTAGCGACGTAGAGACTCTGCTAGACGTCATTCTTCATGAGCCACACAAGGCACCTCTTAACCGAGATGATCCGGCGTTGATGGAGGGGCGCATTTCCCGTGCCGTTATTCCCTCTGCCGGTACGCGTGTGGGCGACTATGAGGCAACCACTCTCTTTAATGCTGAGACAAAGAAGGATGCTCGGGAAGCTCACTTAGTGCGGATCCAGCATGCAAAGGCCAACCGAGTCAAGGTTGTCAGTCCAGCAGGTAAGCCAGACCCACTAGACAAGATTCGTAGCAAGTATCGCAATGAGCCCAAGCTGATTGAAGACAAGCGCAGGGCAGTCAATGAAGGCCGGAGTGTTCTCAGGAAGAACCTGGAAGCCTTTCAGTTAAAGAATAGGAAGGAGGCGTAGAGATGTCCGGAACTAACACAAGTCGGCTTGTCCTCTACAAGCCAAACGCAGCAGACGATATCAACGTAGGTACTGACCTAAATGCAAACTTAGACAGTATCGACCTGAACAGTAACTACCGGGTGTGCACTTCCAGCACTCGCCCTTCTTCTCCTTATGTTGGTCAGTCGATTCTTGAGACGGATACTGGGAAGATTCTTTTCCGTACCAACTCCAGCACGTGGCAGGAAATCTTCACTGCTGGTACTCAGATCTCTCTTAACAACACCAACAATGCGACGCTCGGCAGCACAGGCCACGCTTTCCAGATCGGTCCGACTTCTGGAGTCAACCTCATTGCTGACAACGACTCTCTTGTAGCTCGTAACAATGGCGCCGCTTCCGCTCTCGTCCTGAATGGTACGGGTGGAAACCTGACCGTTGGTGCTTCTGGTTCTACCGTAACCATTGCTGGCACGTTGATTGTGGCTGGGCAGTATCAGCCTGTCATCGTTCAGAAAACCTCTGACACTGCTAGGAACACCAACACTTTTGCTGATGATCCGGCATTGACCGTTTCTCTTGCCGCTAGTGCTAAGTACATTGTTGAGATTCACATCATGTACGGAACCACTGACACAGCGAGGATTAAGACTCAGTGGACTGTGCCTAGTGGCGCTACGGGTACCCGCTTTGCTGAAGGTGCGGATCAGGGAGTCATTCTCTCTAGCACTTCTGCTGGTGGTACTGGACGTCATGGTGCCCACAACTACACAACCGCCGTTCAGTACGGCGGACGTAACGACAACACCTTGTTCTGTGCGGCTCATGAAACCGCACTTGTAACAACCACCAGCTCGGGCACTCTCGCTCTGAGTTGGGCTCAGCAGACCACTACCGCTGGTTCCACACAGGCTGCTGTGGTGGCTGGTGGTAGCTGGATGCGCGTTCAGCGAATTGCCTAAGGAGGGTTGACTCATGAGCGCAGTGACTATTCATGGAACGCTATTGGGAAGTCTTGGACTACGTGACCGCATCATCACTGCGACTCTCGTGGACCTTGACGGCACTCCACAGATTGGCTTTGTCGAGAGTGCAGAAGGGGAGTTGGTCTCTGAGATCGGTGCATCGGCTGGAACCGATGGCAGTTGGTCTATGAGTCTTTATGGCAACGATGACGTGACGTCCGACTATGGAGACACCCTCTACCGGATCACAGAGGGACCAGGGTTCAACCGGTATGGCTCCAACACCTACTTCATCGGTGTGCCGACTACAGGCGGACCGTATTGGGTCGTTGACCTGAAGGTGACTCCACCTGGTGGCGCGGCTCCACAGTCGTTCGCTGTGGTCTCTGTCGACGGCTTGACTGGCGTAGTCGACTTGTCCGGCCGTTACCTGGGACTCGGGGGAGGGACGCTAACCGGCGCCCTCACCCTGAACGCTGATCCGGCGAGTGCACTTCAGGCTGCGACTAAGCAGTACGTAGACAACCACTCAGGGTCCGCAACCGGCGCCTACGTCCCTCTCTCGGGCGGAACGATGTCTGGTGCCCTGGTGCTACCTGGTAACCCCTCTACGGCCCTCCAGGCGGCTCCAAAGCAGTACGTAGACAATGCCGTTGCTGCGGTATCCGGCACGTACGTGGATACGGCTGGAGACACCATGACAGGGGCTCTCACTCTGTCTGGTGCACCTTCTAGCGGTCTTCATGCTGCGACTAAGACGTACGTGGATAACGAGACCACCAGGGCAACAGGTGCTGAAGCCCTGTTGGCTCCTAAGGCTTCTCCTACCTTCACCGGAACTGTGTCCGGCATTACCAAGTCCATGGTTGGACTCGGCAATGTGGACAACACAGCCGACACAGGAAAGCCTGTCAGCACTGCCCAGCAGACTGCCTTGAACCTGAAGGCGGACTTAGCCTCACCAACCTTCACAGGCACGGTTAGCGGTATCTCTAAGTCAATGGTCGGCTTAGGAAACGTAGACAACACTGCGGATACCGGTAAGCCAGTAAGTACGGCTCAGCAGACGGCACTTAACCTGAAGGCTGATCTAGCTTCACCAACGTTCACGGGAACAGTGAACGCGGCGGCTGTCACCACCAGTGGAACCGTGACCGTAGGTGGAAACCTTTCTGTCACAGGTATTGGGTCTGTCGGTTATGTACGGTCTACGTCTAACCAGTCCATTTCGGTAACGGGTCAGACGGCTTCTACCGCTCTGGTTCTACCTGTTGCAGCTAACGCTGAATACTGGGTAGAAGCACAGTTGATCGTCCAGAACACCACAGGTACTTGGACACCCTCTTGGACTGGTCCATCTGGTGCAACCATGAAGTGGAACGACACCACTACGTCCACGGACTACAGCTCTACCATCGGAGCGACTAACAACGCATACGCGGCTAGCGCTAGCGTGCGTCTCGCGTTCCTTAAGGGAGTTCTTAAGACGTCTAGCACAGCGGGAAACCTGACGTTCACAACAAATGCCAGCACTGGAACAACCACTATCCAGTCGGATTCCGCACTGATGATTCGCAGGGTTGCCTAACACACAAAGAAAAAGACCCGAGCCTTTGGCTCGGGTCTTCTGTATTTCTACCGCTTAGAGGGTAGTAGCGCTCACTGCAATCTTATCAATTGCTACTATGTCGAAGTTCCCAGCAACCTTTAGGGCATTCGCAAAATCAGCTAACGCTGTCTCGAAGTCAACTTCTGGCATGGCTCCAAAAACAGTGTTTGGACCAACAGTTACCTGTTCGGTAAGACCACCATCGTATCCGTTCTGGTGGAATCGAAGGTTATAGATAACCCGTCCGTCATCGGTTGCTTCCAATGGTGGGGTGTATAGGCTTGTCATGATTGAGCCTTTCGGTTATTCCGAGTCGCTAGGCACGGACTCGGACTTTAATCGGGTGTTCTCGGCCTGAAGTTCTGCAATCTGCTTCTCTGCATTCTTGAGTGCAGCCTTATGCATAAGCAGTTCATCAGTGGTGAACTTTGTGTGGTCCCTGTATTCATTCAGGACGTCTTCTAGTCCTACCTGCATTTATTGTACTCCCATTCTGGCGTTAATGATGAGGTAGCGGATTCCATTTAGGTCTGGTTCTCGGAACAAGCCTTGACGCTCAAACGTTCGGGGGTCCCCCAACTCACACATCAAGGGATTGAGTCCGGCTTCCTTGTCGCAATGGTCCAGCCCCAACAGGTGGCCTAGCTCATGAGTAACGATGTTCTTAACCGCATAGTCGTGAGCGTGCAGCTTGCCTGTCTTGTACCAATATCCTTCATTGATCCAGACGACTCCACCCATTGTGGAGGATGACCAGTCTCCCTTAGGCCAAGACTTGAGTCCGTAGACAAAGGTATAGGTGCCTGGACGTGCCTGGTAGTTGTCCTTGCCTGGCAGTGGTACGTAGTGGTTCTTGTTGGCGATGTTGAACCTGATGTGTGCCGACTTCATCTCGGGCATTGCGTTTAGTTGGTCAAGGCCAATCTTCACGTAAGGCTTGAGCTTCTTTCGGGACTCCTCATCTCGAAACGTTACGACGTAGGTCTGATTGCGCTTCAACCCAGTGTTGTTACTGAGCTTCCAGCCGTGACCCTTTGTCGGCTGCACGGGAGGCTTATGTGTAGCCGCCTCCCGTGCTCTAGCCATTAGTCGCGCATTGTTGAAGAGTAGGAGTAGGAGCAACATTGCACCCAAGAACCTGATGAGGTTCTTGTGTCGCTTCATTCTTCGGTCTTCATTCCCTCTGCTGATGTGTACATCTCCAACTTCCAAGTGGGGGACTCGGTTGTGCCTGAGACGTCACCTGTTAGGTCAATCCAGTTCTCTGGTTCTTCAGAGTCTGGCTCTAGATGAACTTCCATTAGAGAGGTCGGGTTTCAGCTAGTTGACGCTTTACCTGACGAACGAATACCGGTACTAGCGTTGCAACTACAACGCGTTCCCCCTTCTCGTAGACGTCGGTTTCAGAGAGCATGAACTTGGATACGTACTTCACTCCGTCAATCTTGACGCGAATCTTTAGGGCGAAGTCGTCGGTAGGGTCCTGGGCGGTTGCCTCGCTAAGTAGGTACTCAACTCCTTCAAGATCGATTTCGCTGTCATCTACAGGAATCCAGCTTGAGATGTCAGTCATTGCGTTTTCTCCTTAGTTGGCGCGGTTGTTGAAGAATTCGTTAACGCGCTCAGTTACGAACGCGTCCAGGTCGGTCACGTCGGTTGGCACTCGGTACTTTCCATAGGTACGAGAGCCACTAGGGCCCATGCGAACCTGAACGATGGTTGGACGCTCTACAAGGACTTCAACACTCTCCAGTCCGTCTACTGGCTCCCAGGAAGTCTCATCGGTAGTGATTAAACGTACTTCTGGGAGGGTGTCCTCTGGGGTTACTACTAGCCTCTTACGGAATGGGTTCTTCATTGTGTACTCCTAGTGCTTAGTTGTGCTGGTTGGTCTGTGTGAACTGGGCAAAGTCGTGGCTTAGATCCTTCGTTGCCCACTTGGCAGCGTTGGGGTACTTCTTAGCCAGGATGAAACCCGTCAGCTTCACAAATACGGCTAACCACATCACTAGCGCACTTACGGTTAAAACAATCTCCACGGTGTTATCTCCCTTTGTGTGTGTTAGTAGTCAGGCTCGGATACGTGGAGCCCGTGACTCTTGAAAAGCTTCCTCAGTGCCTGTCGGATGACTTCACTGTGTGAGGTCTGCTGCCTGTCGGCTAGCTCTATGAGGTTGTCTTTGTCTTCTTGGGTTAGAGCGAAGGACTTCAGGTTATTCACTCGCTTAGTGCCGGGCATGTTCACCTTCTTTCTTGTCTTCTTAAGATTTTATCAATGAATGGGCTTCCCGTAGTCGGCTACTCATCCGCCTAGCACTTGGACAAGGGAAGCAGTGATAACCCGAGTAGAAACACCTAGCTTCAAGACGGCTACTGGTGCTTCTCCAGTACGGATCAGCTCATAGAGATGACTCCGGCTGATCCCTAGTGCGTTAGCGGCTTCCGCTACCGAGATGGTTGCTGGCCACCTCTTGATCTCTTCCAGTGTTGGTGTGCTCACGTCTTCTTAGGTGACCGGGACCAACGGGGGTACGTCAAGCCTGTTCAGGCACCAGTTTGTTAGCCCTACTCCTAAGGAGAAGATGCAGGTCAGAGGCTTAAGTGATCCAGAAAAAGTTCTAGTACGGGTACGCCTAAGAGACTCTTAGACCTACTCCTAGTAGTCCTCTTGATCCAGGAGTGCCACTCTTGAAGACTTGCAGGTCAGAGCCTTCTTTCTTGTGACACTTCTACTTCTGTGAGAGAGGCTGCTAGTCTCTTCCTGCTGTCCCTAGATCAAAGGAGAGGTGATGGCTTCCAACATCAAGCGAGTACTGAAGTGCTCCGGATGTGAGCGGATGACTTCAGAGTCCGCTACCAAAGACGTCCTTGTAAGCCACTCGGCTAAGGGCGGGAAGAAGTGCCCGAGCACAAAGCCTGTGAAGGGTGGTCCGGTGAGGTACCGGACTGTCGTAGACGCTGGGCGGGATCCGGCTACGGGAAAGCGGATCCAGAAGACAATCACGGCGGACACTCAGAAGGACCTGAAGTCCGAGGTTGCTCGTCTCACCGTTGCGAAGGATGACGGCACAGCCGTTGTCCCGAGCAAGATGACGGTAGAAGGGCTTCTCACCAAGTGGCTTGACCGCATGAAGGGCAGGGTGGAGGAAGGCACCTATGCCAAGTACGAGACCATGACTGGTCGGCTCACTGGTCGGCTCGGTGCACTGCTGGTCAAGGAACTCACGTCCACGCACGTGGAGGACTTCAGGGACTACATGCTCACTGAAGGGCGCGTCCACGGGAGGCAGGGACCAGGGCTCAGCGTCGGTTTCGTGGACGAGATGCTTACCGTCCTGCGTCGGTCGCTCAACTACGCCATGGAACTCAAGATTGTGTCCATGAACGTAGCCAAAGGAGAGTTCACCTCTATCGCTTCCACGGTTCGGAAGCAGTACGAGGAAGACCACGAGAGCGAAGAACCGTGGGACGAGAAGGAGGTGAAAGCCTTCCTGCGAGGCATCAGGAATGAGCGGCTGTTCGCGTCGTTCCTTCTCTCCCTGATGGGTCTCCGTCCGGCTGAGGTCTGCGGACTGAAGTGGGATGCCGTCGACTTCGAGAACGGCATCCTGTCGGTGCACAGCACTCGGACCATGGTCCGCAGCACGAAGGTTCTGGAAAAGCGGACCAAGACGGATGCTGGTAAGCGTCGGCTCCTGATCCCGCTTCCGGTGCTTGCCGCGTTGGCGGCTCTGAGGGCCGTTCAGGAAGCCGAGAAGGTCACGGCCGGAAGCGCGTACGCAGACAAGGGCTACGTGACCGCTACGGGGCTTGGAGAGCCTCTGAACACCCAGCAGTACAGGCGGCTTGCCTACCGACTGATGAAGTCGACTGGGCTCCGTCAGGTGCGGCTCTACTCGGCGCGGTCGGCAACGCTCACCCTGCTGGCCAACGCAGGTGTGCCGGACCAGGTGCTTGCCGACTGGGCTGGACACACCAGTGCAGCCACCACCAGGAAGCACTACGTGAAGAAGAACCCTCAGACCCTGGGGGCCGCACGAGAAGTGCTGGACAAGGTGCTCTCACTGGAACCGTGA